GTTCAGCATCTTGATGTCAGCCAGGGCTGTCATGCTCGGGCTGCGGCCGTATCCGATCTCGAAGGAGCTCTTGAGGAACCTCGGCGCCATGTAGGGGAACTCATCAAAGCCCCCTTCGCTGATGATGATCTTCTCCTCGGGATCCAGGTAGACCGATGCGATGGGCTTGTTCTGGCTGTCCACCTTGGTCACGTCCCGCTCGTCGCGCTTATAGACGGCGTGGATCAGCGTCATCATCTGGTAAGGATCTGTGTCGGCCTTTTTCAGCATCTTCGGGCTGACGTTCTCAGCCCCGAACCTGGCCATGACGGCCCTGGCCGGCATCTTGAACTTTCGATAAACGGTATCGACGCGGCCATTCTGGTCTTCTGACAGATAGCACTCGGAGATATGCCTGGTCGAAAAGCGCAGAGAGAAATCATCGTCTGCCTCAACGAACATGACAGCCGTGCCGAATGTAATCAGATCGTGATACAGCTCGTGGATCTGCTCCTGGAAGTTGGAGCGATTGAAGCTGTTATACATCACGTCTTCGACAGACTGCAGCCACTCCCTGGCTTCGTCATCGCCATCGAGCTCGCGGTCGCCAAAGCTGAGCGAAAACCAGCTGGTCGAGGCGTTGGTCAGCATCCCGTGCAGCGAGGCGCTGAGCAGCTCGGCCGCATGGATGGCGGTGCCATCGAAGATCAGCTCGGAGCGCTTGTCGCCAGGAGATCTGACCTTTGTCACGTCTGCCTTGCGCGGCACGACGTAATCAGCGATCTCCTGCCAATGGCTTTCCCAGGTTTGGCGCTGGTTTTCCAGGCTGCCAAAGCGTTTTAGCAGCATGGCTGCGTTGTCATCCACGGCCATGTTAGCTCCCTAGAAGCTGTTTCTTTTCTGTTGGTGCAGCGCCCAGAACGCCGCGTGAGCTCGTCAGGATGCTCCTGGTGCGTCTGTTCCGCCTGTACGGGCTTGCCCTGCCCCTGGCTGCTGCTGCGGTCTCTGCGGCGCCCCTGACAACCGAGCGAGGCTGTACAGGGTCCGCCGCCGGCGCTGCCGGGCCGGAGGAACCTGGCGCGCCACCACCGGGAGATGAAGACGGCGGACTAGCCGGCGGCGGAGCTGCTGGAGGTGCAACGGGCGGAGCTGCAGCTGGTGCAGATCTTTCGTCGCTGCTCGTGTCTGGCGGTGACATCGGGTTATAGCCAGGCCGGCCTGAGTAGACCCTGGCGCCCATCTGATTCACGTTGATGACGCCAACAACCTGGCCGCGCTCGTCCCTGACTGCCTCACCACCGAGCTCCAGGCCTCGTGTGATATTGCGGCGGTTCATGTCGCCCAGGCCTCCCATGAGGCCACCGATGGCGCCTGGCAAGCGATTTGCCTCAGCTTGGCGCTGTCTGGCCTGGACCTGTGCAACCGCTGCGCGGTTATCGCGGCCGCTGTCTTCTGCTACCGGGCCGCCCATCAGCTGGTCTCCTTCTTCTTCGCTTTGCCCATCAGGCTGGCATATTCCAGGGGTGCGTCCTCGATGACGCCGCGCGCGCTGGTCTTGACGGTCTTTGCCCGGCTCACAGCCTTCGGATCCTTGGCCCTGCGCTTGGCAACCTCGACAGGATCATTCGGCCTGACCTTCGGATCAGGGACCACGGGCGGCGGAGGTGGCGGAGGTGGAGGCGGCGGTGTCGGAACTTTTGGTGCTAAAAATCCCATTACAAACTCATTCCCAGTGGGTTGTACTTACTGTCAGCCATGATCTGTGGCGGCCGATCGGACCAGTTGTTCTCGCGAAGCCCTACCGCCAGATAGCGGAAAGCATCCGCCGCATGGCTCGACCAATCGTGGACAGGCGTGTTCCTAAAGCTGCGAAGCCTCTCATTGTAGGCCCGGTGATACTGCCTGAGCGCCTCGAGCCCTGGCTTGGTGAGCTCTGCATCGAACCAGCACCGAGGGATCAGCATCTGTGCAGCATGGAGCCCGTCCTCGAGCGGGAGCTTCGGAACTACCCTAAAATTTATTCCTAGATCCCAGGCAGTCTCGCGGCGGCTCTTGCCAGAGCCCAGCTCGCGGACCTCGATGTCGTGCGGCGCGTTGTGGGTGCCGTAAAAATAGTCCCGTTCCTGGAGCACCTTCGCATAATGCGGCAGCCCCTCGCCCCTGTTCTCGTAAAAATCTATGACGTGGATCGCCCTGCCGACAGACTGCGTGAACCAGATGGCCGTGCTATCCCCAACACCAAGATCCCACCAGGTATCCACCCTACAGCTCGGGTCGTAAGGGACCGAACCGATGCGGCCCTTCTCGTGAGCCTCCTGCATCTCCTTGCCAAAAACAGCCCCCGGCACATTCGCCACCCAGCTGCACTCGTACTCCTGGGCAAACTGGTCAGCTGTCATCATCGACCTGGCTGCCTCGAGCTCCTCTTCATCGAGGATCCCGGTCTCACTCGCCCGATAGATCGCTGTGTGCCACTCAGGCTGCCCCTCAGCGGCCGTATAAAGCTCGTAGAAGGCGTTATGGCCCCTGGGTGTACCAATGAACAGCGCCCAGCCCTTGCGGTCGCTCAGAGCCGGCCTGATGATCTCAGGAAATAAACTCTCCGGCATGTCTGCCATCTCGTCCAGGACAGCACCGTCCAGGTAGATGCCTCGAAGACTGTCAGGGTTCTCAGCACCCAACAGCTGGATCCTCGCTCCATTCGGCAGATCCGCTCGCAGCTCGGTCTCGTGAAACCGAACCATAGGCACCGCACCAGCAAACTGCTTGAGATAATCCCAAGCCACAGCCTTGGCCTGGCGATAGGTCGGCGCAATGTACGCATACCTGGGATTAGGCTCAGCGCAGAGGATCGCATCCCTTAGCAGATGGTTGATCGCCATGACCGTCTTGCCAAAGCGCCGGTGGCATACAACGACGCCCCAGCGCTTGCTCGAGAGCTCGCCGTGGAGCTGACCCTGCAGCGGCCTGGGAGCGTAGGGGATCTCGATCTGCATGTGAGAGACAGGCTCCTGTCAGGCTATATATGTATATAGATCCGGCGGCCGGGTCTGGGGGTGGTGGGGGTCCTCGGCTGCCAGGCAAAGCCCCCTGGTGCGGGAGCCAATCCCGCGCCCAGACCTAGCAGAGCTGGGCATCACAGCCTGCTCGGTCACTGCTCGGTCACTGAGCTGCGCTGAGTAAACTGAAACTTGGTTGACATGCCTGGCTTGCCTCGTGCGCGCGAGCACTGCCACGCAGCCAGGACACTACACTGCTCACCCCGCAGTAACGGTCGCGCCTTGCCAGCTCAGCGTGATCGCCCCGCTGGTCTGCTGCTTGTCGTCTGCCTTGTCTCTGATCCCGAGCGGCTGCATCTGTCTGATGTGCTTGTCCTTGTGGTCAGCCTCGAGGCGACGACGCTGCACCTCAGCCATAGCCAGCTTCGGATCTGTCGGCAGCTCAGCTTCTACCAGGTCAATGATCTGGTCACGCATGACCTCACACTGCAGAGCCCTGGCCCTACGATAAGCGCTGTAGGCATCCTCATCGTCCTGGACATACCGCAGCATAGTCCGCCAGCTCGGCAGATGTTCGCTGTTGTTGCAGATCCTGGTCAGGCTTTCGCCTTCCGCAATGCGGTCACAGATCTCCTGGAGCTGCTGCTTTGTAACCTTACGCTTAGCCATACGGCCCCCAAAGAAATGAGGCCAGGCTGTTGCGGACCTGGCCCCAAGGGAAGGAGGAATATTCGTCAAGCCCGAGCTGCAGGGAGCAGAACTCGAGCTTGGCAAAGACTGTACGCTTTTCGAGACAATCGTGCAAGCCCTGTCGATTTTCACGTCAAGGCCCTTGGCAAATGATGCCACAGTGCTTATATTCAAAGTGAAGGGAGATTTCATGGACACATTGCTCGACAGATTGGACCGGCTCCAGTTCGCCATGTGGAAGGCCGACTGTGACGACGAGGCTGCCAGGAACCTGGGCACGGTCATTGATTGCGCTCGGCAGGACCTCGAGGATCCAGACGATGATGTCGATGCGGGACGGTATGTGATGTTCACCATCGATGAGTATCCCGCTCTGGCGGATCACTGGGACGCCATCAAGGAGGTTGTTGATTGACTGACGAAATGACTGTCGAAGTGATCTTCATGTGGGTCGCCGGGGTTTGCACCTTGGGCGGCCCTTTACTTTTGGCACTGGCTACATAGGAGGGCTGCTGATGGCACGACGCACTGGCAAGGTTTTCAAGACCTGGGAGGAGGCTGTCGCCTACCGCGACAAGCATGGCCTCGAGATCATCATCGAGCGTTGGTGGAAGCGTTCGCGCTGGCCAACCTACCTGGTGCCCTGGCAGCCGAAACCAAAGAAGGAGGACTGCGAATGATTCACGAAGTCACGATTACGGCGACTTGGACCGTATCGATCGACGCGGATAACGAGGATGAAGCGGCTAAGAAGGCACTCGAGCACACGCTCGAGAACCTGGATCAGCCCCTCATTGCAGTGAACAAAGTGATCCCTGATCCATACAACGAGGCGGCGGACAATGGCTAAGATGAAGACCAAGCGACCAACCGGCAAGACCTGGAAGACAGCCAAGCTGTTCAAGGTCTACCTGGGCATGAAGGCACCAGCTGGTGCTGCAGGGCTCAGGCTCATGTGGGCCATCGTTGGCCACAAGTGGGTCAGGTGCTGCACACCGATCACCAACGTCAAATTCAAGATGCGGCGCGCCATGTGGGACGAGCTCCCAGTTGGCGACCGTGAGCTTGTCAGAGCTTAGGAGGAGCGACATGCAATACACACTGAACGGCACATACACCAGCGACGACGTTGTCCGCTTCGTCGCGAGCATGGAGGCCCTGGGCTACAAGTGGACCGGCCTTGACGCCAACACGATCCGCGACAACGGCACGATGGTCCAGCGCATCGAGCTGCACAACCAGCCAAAGTTTGCTGGCCTGTGCGGTCCCATGTGGGACGGCGACAAGGTCCGCTATGAGACCTGGCCAGTTTACGACGCTCTGAGCAAATAGGAGGACTGACATGACAGTGATGACCA